GTGAGAACTGCGGAGCCCTTACAGGTGCTGGAACAGCAGAGGCTGTGCGGTTGATAGAAGACTGAGCGTTGATGCGGGCAAGGTCCATTTGGTTGCCTGCCTGTTGAATCGTGCTTCTGACTGTTGCTTGTTCTTGTGCCGCTGCGAATCCGGCTTGCCGTTCAGCATCACGTGTAAGAAGGCCAATAGATTGGCCACTACGTCCAGCAGCAAGAACGCTGCCAACAGTGCCGATCTGTTTGGCATAAATCTTCTGCATCTTGAAGGCCATGCGATCACGGGCTTCTTTGATGCGGAATTGCTCAGCAACTTGCTGGCGATTCTGTCCCATGCGGGCATAGAACATGTTTTGTTCAGCAGCTAAGTTTGCAGCTTGCTGTGCTCGCACGTCGCCTACGTGCTGGAGCATTTGTTGTTCGCGATCGAACTGTACTTGTCTTTGTTGGTTCCGAGTATTGGCGGATGCTTGAGCGCGTGCAAATGCAGCTTGGGATTGTGCCTGCATAATTCCAAATACAGCAGACACACCGCTGATTGCCGTACCGATGGCAGTCAAGCCAAGGGTCGAAGCAGCAGCAGTACCAGCCTTTGCGCCGAGAGCCACGCCTAAGGCGGCTACACACATAGTTTTACTATCTCAAGATAAGGTAAAAATTTAGGCCCGATATTTACAGTTTTAAGTGCTTTGAAGCCTAGTAATCTAAGTAGTTTGTGGTGAAAGGTGTTTCTGGCATCACAGTAATTCCAGAGCATTGAATACTCATGTTGCTCACGAAGCCATAACTTTGCTTGCCTTACGAAAGTGTGGGGCTTTCTAGAAAGATCAGGCGTGCTCATCATCCAAACAATCCCAACGCCGGGGCGTGGATCGTTGGTGATACCTGCGACTCCAGCAATGGTATCGTCAGAATCACAGAAAGCTACGGCTACATCGCTTGCGAGAATGTAGAAGGGGAGCATCATCGGTTGATGTCCCATCCCTTCCATTTCATCTTTGTCTGCTAGTTGCAGATTCTTGGCAACATACAGAGCATCCTCCACCGTTGCAGCGCGGTAGTAAGGCTTCATTTATTTGATAGTGGCAATAGCGCGTTTGTTGTAGTGACCCTGCCATGAGTAACTCGTAAGGGCAGAAGGCACTGGGTCATCACCTTTGACAATGACTTGCACCTGATCGCCTTGACAGAAGACAGGCACAGGTTTAGTGATAACTTCCTTCATAGGCACAGCATTGAGTGAATACTGTCCAGCGTTGACAACAGTCAGCTCAAACTGTGTGTCGGCATATCCATCTTTTTTTATGTCAATGATATAGCCGCCAGACTCGTAGAGATCAAGATATAGATTTTCAATAATCGGAAGATGTATGCGTTGAGATTTATCAGCCTCTGTCACATAGAAAGAGGGCAAGGCAATCGTCATTCCATACTGCAATCCGATCATATAGTCCGCCCCTACAAGTGCTGTAGGAACATCGATATACTTAGTCGTTGTGCCTTGAATAGACGGTCTCAGAAAGACTGACTGGTTTGCGCCAGAGGTGACAATAAACACTGGTTGCGTGTTGGCCACATAGCTTGCATCCAAAAAGTTAATTCTGGTGTTGGTGCCAACCACAGAAGTAGTTAGATCAGCCTTCTTCATGATGTGGTCAAGCCGAGGCAAGAACTGAGAGAAGGATGTTGTGATAGGTGCTGTTGTTTCATCCAACAGTTCCATTTTTAACAAAACAGAATTTGTGCCGTCATAAGTGACGATGTAGTTAGTGTCGTCATCGGCACCCCACATACGGACTTGAGACGGAAATTCCCATTTAGCCCATCCAGCTACTTGACGCTCGTTACCTTGATTGAAGAACTTAAAGACAAATACAGAGGATGAGTCATCGCCAAAGTAGACGATGCTGTTGTTTGGACTGCTAGAAGCCCAGGTAAGATTTTGTGGGACAAACTCAGGAACAATCCTTGTGATCTCTGCGATGGCAGGTCTGTTCTCAACAGAGTCCACAGACATTTCAAACACCTTAGAGTAGGTGTCTGATTCAGATGCAAAGATAATACTGACACCTGTACTGACAGGATCAGTTGATCCTTTGTTGTTGTATGCGGCTAGCTCTGTGAGTTTTACAGTAGACGGAGCAAATGCCACCTCGTCAGAACGCATCAGAAACTGATGGTTTTCTGAGAACAACAGCAGACCTTTAGGTGTAGAAATAGCACTCTTCAAGAACGCTGGCTTCGAGGCAGATGCAGTCAGATCAATAGGATCAGCATCACTAACAGCCAGAGCTGAGTTGGCAAAGAAGTTAAAGTAGTCACCTGGCTGTGACATGACGATCGAGTCGTCACTGAGAAAACCAAGGCGGTTTGCAAAGAAGGTAAGGCCGCTAATACCGCGTCCTACAAAAGTGGGGATGGGGTTGGAGTATTCGTCTCCAACTTCACGCTCTGCCCAGCCACCAAAGGCTGTGCTGTTGTCTAGTGCTTTGACCTCAAAGTTGCCGTTAGCGAGACGAATCAACGCATGAGGCATGGTCGAGGGGTTGAAAGCCGTCTCAATGTTTGGCTCGTGTGTTTCTTCCCATGAGCCAGTGCCAGGGATACCCTGTGCGTCAGGAACAAAGACGACGTAATAGTCATCAGCGTCACTGCTGTCAGTGTTTTTGACTTTAACTTCAAAATCAGGAAAGCATTGACCAGGCAGCTCGGTGATGTCGTTAGCAGTGCCCTTAATGGCAGTCATGGCGTTATTAGTTACACCACCACGTACAGACAAGTTGAAGTCTCGAGTATCTGTACGTTTAATCCTGATGACGTTACCAACAGTATCTGTATCGTAACCAGAGATAGCATTTACAGCATTACTGAGGTTAGTAATAATGTCACTAACAGTCAGAGTGCCCGACGTTGCATTAGAAGGTGTGGTGAAGGTTGCAGTGCCGTCTGAAGCGTATGTGTAGACAAACTTTTCTGCGCTGACACGGACAGTAAAAGTCTTGCCTTGCTGTGTAACAGTTACAGTGTCGCCAACACGCCAGCCCACACCGCCATTCTTGAGAATGATAGAGACGTTGTATCGAGAGCGGTAAACATTTGCGGCAGAGTCCAGATATGCAGAACATTGGTTTACGATGCGAAATTGCAAACCAGTTTTGGAGCCTGATGAAGCCGAGTGATCCTGTGCTGAGTTCTGGCTACAGGCACCGCCATCATCAACTTCGTAGCTGCCTGGGATGACCTCGAGCGCTGTAGCGCTATAGACCTTTACTTGGCTGCTAGAGGTGCCGTCTTTGGCTAAGTCGATTGAATAAGTCGAGTTGTAGGCAACAGCATTGATCGTGACCAGGGCTTCCTTTTTAGTTGCCGAAAGCTGCACGCTGTTCATCGTGACTGTACGGGCCTTGTTTGCAAGGATCGTGTAGTCAGCCAGAGTGAGGTGGCTTATGTCGGTGAGGTTGGTGGTCTGGAGGTAAGAGTCCGCCGTAGTACCGATTGAGACTGTTTGCTCAACACCAGTCTTGGCATCCCAGACACGGACGACTGTGGTTGTGGTGCGGTAGATAGCGACCACATAACGTTCTTGTTCGTCGCGAAAGATGGGAAACCATTTCGCGTTAGATGGCACATTGTTTGCCAGCTTTTTGATGAACTGAGTAGGTGGCCGTTTCTTACAGCCGAACGTAGGGTCAAGATATGCGTTAGTAGCCTCCCGGACTTGACCAGGGAGCTTGATCGGGTCCGGCTGCTGTGAGAGTCCCCCGAGGAGGTTAGGGACTACTTGTGAAACTGCCGCCATAATTACCTATTGATTACGTTGAAAGGAATGTAAGAGAAGTATTCATTTCCACCAGCACGGTCATTCAAGACTGAGTAATCACCTTGATTAACTTCGTATTCCATACATGCAGTACGTGCCAGAGCCTCTTCCCGCTCGCTATATTTAACAACTTCGGTAGAACCTACAGCTCGGCCAGCGAACAAGTTGGCTGCACGAACGGCGATGTATTGCTTAAAGACTTCAGGAATATCCTCAAAGTCAAAATACCAAACCACCTTTGCATAGAGTTTTTCAGTGAACTCATAGGTGTGGTTACGCTTGTCATAAAGCTTGCCGCCACGAATGATCGGCTCAAAGTTGGCCCAGTAAACAGAGTCAATAGACAGGATGTTGTCTGGGATAAGAATGTTTTTGTTGCTATCTGGTGTGAAAGGATAGTCTTGTTCTGTGTTAAACACCCAGCCTTCTGATTGCAGGCTATGGGACACTTCATCAATAATGCCGTCAGCGATAGCCACCATCGGATTAGTCGAGGTGATGCTAGTTACTGGTGCCTGACCAACATTGGAAAGCACAATGTTGACGGCCTGCAATTTAGTTAGCTTGTGTGTTGTTGCCATAATTATCTAGGGATGGTGAACCCCGAGGGGCCAAATAGGCCCCAAAGGGTAAATAAATTACTTGGCTTGGAGAGAACCAGCAACAGAAGTGCGGAGAGAACCCACACCCATGCTGAGCTTGCCGACAACCAGATCACCTTGATACTGGACCCGGAAGGACTCACTAGTGGTCTCCACAGTGGGAGCAACAGCTTGCACCACACCAGCCGCTTCAGAGTGGAAAATCAATCCACAGCAAGTAGCGTTAGCGTCGGTGTAGTCATTATTTTCGCCAGTCACCGCAGTGTTATATGCGGCCATGAAAGGCAGGTTGTTGGACTGATACAGACGGATACCTGCAATGGAATACAGACCCTTACCGCTGTTCATGTCGCCTTGGGTGTTACCAAGGTCGCGTTGCAAAATGTTGGTGTCCACGCTAGAGACGAGGCTCATGTACTGCCGTGGAGACAACACACAGGCACGCCCTTCTTCAGGAGCATTGCGCTCAGAAAGGGTGGCAGCAGCAGAGAACAGGCCATCAACGATTGCCTGAGCATCGAGTTGCTTACCGGAGCCAATAGAGACCTCGAAGCCACCAGGCTCGCCGGTCACCACAGAGGCTTCACGGGAAGCCATATCCAGGACGCGAGCAATACGCTGGTCATAGAATTTGGCGAGTGCCTCACCGATCTGCTTGGACGCCTCTTGGCGAACCGAGATCTGGCTAAAGACCTCATCCAAGGAATAAAAAAATTGGCTGGAGATAAGCAGATCGTCTGCGACAATCGTCTTCTCATTAACTTTCAGCGCAGCGTCAGCCAAAATGGGCTGGCCAGGCGTATGGAAGCCGCTTGAGAGCTGGCCTGTCATCAAGAACTGCTTTGACTTACCTCCAGAGAGGGTATAATTGCGAACCAGACCTTTAAAAATCGAGGCTGAATTGAACGAATTATATACTTCGCCACTGAAGAGTTTAAGTGCGGTAGCGTACTTATTAGCGAAAGTATTGGACTGATTACCATTGACCGCATTGGGCCTGGTAATGAAATTCATGTTGGTCATTATTTGGACCTAAAGTAAAGTATG